GACCTCGAGGAGCGCGCGTTCGCCGACCGCCTGGCGCTCGCGGGCAGCCTCGGGCTGCAGGTCAACGAGCACACCGCGCTGCAGATCTCGGCGGTGTGGTCGTGCGTGCGGGTGATCGCCGAGTCGATCGCGATGCTGCCGGCGGACGTGATCGAGCGCTCGAACGGGCGGCGCAGCGAGCTCGCCGACCACCCGGTGTCGTGGCTGCTGAACATGAGCCCCGACGGCGAGATCCCCGCCTTCCACGCGCGCGAGTCGCTGCAGCAGTGGGCGCTGCTGTGGCCGGGCGGCTACGCCGAGATCGAGCGCGACATGGGCGGCCGGCCGGCGGCGCTGCACCTCCTCGCGCCCGATCGCGTCGATCCCCGGCGCGACGGCGCGGGGCGCCTGGTCTACCGCGTGACGCAGGACGACGGGCGGACGGCCGACCTGCCGGCGAACAACGTCCTGCACCTGCGCGGCCCGAGCTGGGACGGCACCGCGGGCTACGGGCTGATCCTGTTCGCCCGCCGGTCGCTCGGGCTGACGGCGGGCCTCGAGACCTTCGGGAGCGCGTTCTTCCGCAACGGCGCGCAGCTCGGCACGCGCTACACCACCGAGCAGCGGCTCTCGCCGGAACAGATCAAGGAGCTGCGCGAGTCGATCGAGAAGCTGCACGGCGGTGCGGTGAACGCCTTCAAGCCGGCGATCTTCCACTCCGGGCTCAAGGTCGAGGACTCGACGATGGCGCTGCGCGATGCGCAGTTCCTCGAGGGCCGGCGCTTCCAGGTGCTCGAGGTCGCGCGCTGGTTCCGGGTGCCGCCGCACCTCCTCGGCGAGCTCGAGCGCGCCACGCACGCGAACGTCGAGCAGGAGCAGCTCGCGTTCGTCGCGCACTGCCTGCTGCCGTGGGCGAAGCGCTTCGAGGCCGAGGTCAACATCAAGCTCTTCGGCCGCAACCAGGCCGGGCGCCAGCAGGTCAAGCTCAACTTCGGCGCGCTGCTGCGCGGCGACCTGAAAAGCCGCTACGAGGCCTACAAGATCGGGCGCGAGGGCGGCTGGCTCAACGCCGACGACATCCGCGAGCTCGAGGACCGCAACCCGCTGCCCGACGGCCAGGGCAAGCCGTACCTGGTGCCGTCGAACATGAGCCTGATGCGCGAGCTCGAGGCGCGCGCCGACAACGCCGAGAACCCGCCGGCGCCGGTCGCGGCGCCCGCGCCGCCGGCCGGTGACGACGATCCGGACGGCGGCGATCCCGACGAGCGCGCCGACCCCGAAGACCAGGCGCGCGCCGGGAAAGTTTTCAAGTACTCGAACCCTTCCAATGTGGTGAGGCTCTGAACATGGCCGACGCGAAGACCGCGGAGTTGCTGCTGTACGGCGACATCGGCGAAAGCTGGTGGGGCGAGTCGATCAGCGCGAAGAGCGTCGCCGATAAGCTGAAGGAGATCGGCGAGGTCGACGTGCTGAGCGTGCGCATCAACAGCGCCGGCGGAAGCGCGTTCGAAGGGATCGCGATCTACAACCAGCTCGTGCGCGCGAGCGCGCGGGTCGAGGTGGACATCGACGGGATGGCGCTGTCGATCGCGTCGATCATCGCGATGGCGGGCGAGGAGGTCCGCATGGCCGAGAACGCCATGCTGATGATCCACGACCCGTGGACGTTCGCGATGGGCGACGCCGGGGAGCTGCGCAAGACCGCCGACCTGCTCGACGCGATGAAGGACAACCTCGTCACCACCTACGCGCGCCGCACCGGCCTCGAGCGCGACGAGATCGCGGACCTGATGGCCGAGGAGACCTGGTTCAGCGCCGCCGAGGCGAAGGAGCGCGGATTCGTCGACCTGGTCGTCGAAGGGCAGGGTGCCCAGGACGGCGCGCGCGCCGGCGCGCGGCTCACGCGCGCGCAGGCGCAGCGGTTCCGCCACCCGCCGAAAAGCCTGGTTGATTACGGCCGCCAGCGGGTGCGGAGCATCCGAGCCAACGGCGGGACCAATCGTGTCGAGCAGGCGACGGGACGCAACAAGGTTTGTTCCATCACCGAGGTAACTCGGTGCTTGAAGCAAGGGCAGGCCTGAACGGGCCATTTCCACGTAAAGGAGACATTCGCAATGTCGAACCGTATCGACGAAATCAAGGCCCGCCTGCTCGAGATCTCCGACCAGGTCCAGGCGATCCAGGACAAAGCCGACGCCGCGAAGCGCGACTTCGCGCCGGAGGAGCTGAAGGCCATCAACGACCTGTACAGCGAGTTCGAGGCCCTGCAGGAAGACCTGCAGCGCCGCGAGAAGGCCGAGAGCATGAAGGCCACGGTCAGCGCCGGCACCGGCCGCGTGACCGACCCGGCGCGGCCGGGCACCTCCGACCCGCAGGCGCGCACGAGCGCCGGCGGGCTGCCGAACACGGTCCTGCGCACGCGCGAGGAGCGTGACCGCTGGGGCTTCTCCAACCTGGGCGAGTTCGCGCAGTCGGTGCGGAGCTGGGGCCAGGGGCGCCAGGACCCGCGCCTGATCGCGAACGCGTCGCTGTCGACCTACTCGAGCGAGGGCGTCGGCGCCGACGGCGGCTTCGCCGTGCCGCCCGAGTACCGCGCCGAGATCCAGCGCCTGGTGACCGGCGAGGACTCGATGCTCGCGATGTGCGACTCGATGCCCACCGAGTCGAACATGGTCATCGTCCCGACCGACGAGGACACCGCCTGGTCGACCTCGGGCGGTGTGCGCGTCTACCGGCGCGCCGAGGCCGCGGCCATGACGCAGTCGAAGATGGCGCTCAAGGAGATCACGGTGCGCGTCGACGAGCTCTACGCGCTCGTCCCGGTCACCGACCAGCTCCTTCAGGACGCGCCGCTGCTCGGCCGGTTCCTGTCGACCAAGGCGGCCGAGAAGATGGACTTCAAGATCACCGACGAGGTGATCAACGGCACCGGCGCCGGCGGCCAGATGCTCGGCATCATGAACGCCCCGGCGCTCGTGACCGTCAGCAAGGAATCGAGCCAGGCGGCCGACACGCTGCTCGGCGCGAACGTCGCGAAGATGTGGGCGCGCATGCCGCGCCGCGCGCGCGCGAACGGCGTGTGGCTCATGAACCAGGACCTCGAGCCGCAGCTCATCGGTCTCACGATCCCGGTGAAGAACGTGGCCGGCACCGAGAACGTCGGGGGCCTGCCGGTGTACGTCCCGCCGGGCGGCCTGTCCGACCGGCCGTATGCGACGCTGCTCGGGCGCCCGGTCGTCACGACCGAGGCCTGCGCCGCGATCGGCGACCTCGGCGACATCATCTTCGCCAACCTCAAGGGCTACTTCGCGCCGTTCAAGGCCGGCGGCGTGCGCGAGGCGATGTCGATCCATCTCTGGTTCGACCAGGGGATGACGGCGTTCCGCTGGACCTTCCGCTGCGGCGGGCAGCCGTGGCTCTCCGCGCCGATCGCGCGCAAGAACGGCTCGAACACCCTGAGCGACTTCATCACGCTCGAGGCGCGCTAACCCACCGACGAAAGGAACAGCCACATGAACCCGACCCACCTGGCCGACACCCTCGCGGTCGTCGGCGTCGCCAACCCGGGCACCGTCAACAGCACGCCGAAAGTCTCCGGCGCGATCGCGGCGAAGACCGGCGTCATGTATCTCGCGATCTTCGCGCTCGGCGACATGGCGGCGGAGACGATCGACATGGGCATCCAGTCGGTCGACTCCGACGGCACCTCGAATGCCGCCGACATCACCGGCCTGCAGGCCACGCAGCTCGCCGCCCACGCGACCAACAACGACAACAAGCAGATCGTCATCGCGTTCGACGGCACCGACCTGATCGCGAGCGGCAAGTCGCACTTCCGCGTGCGGATGGTCACCGGCAACACGACCGGCGGCGCGGGCTCGTGCGTGGTGGTCGCGGTGCCGCGCTACGGCCCGGCGGAGGGCGCGGACCTCGCGAGCGTCGTCCAGGTCATCAAGTAAGGGGCTCCGTGCGATAGCGCCGGCGCGGGCCTCGCAACCCGCGCCGGCGTCCTGAAAGGACACCGCGATGCTACTCAAACGGAAGTACGACCTGCGCGACCCGGCGAACCCGGTCGTGACCGGGGTCGAGCTGCGGCACACCGGCATCCACGCCGAGCAGAACTTCTCGACGCGGCTCGTGTCGCAGGCGCTCGCCGAGGGCTGGATGGAGGTCGCCGGCGACACGATCCTGCTGCACACCGACGTGGGGCCGCTGCGCTACAGCGTGAAGCGGGCGCCGGGGTACTACTGCTGCCACGACGGCAAGCGCATCCCGATCAGCGAGATGGCGCAGCACGAGCGCCTGCGCTCGGGCATCGGGCGGCTGGCGGCCGCCGAGGCGCGCGCCTACCTCGCCACGCAGGGCTTTGCCGGCAAGGCCTCGCCCGACCCGGCGCACCCGGCGGGTTATCTGGTGCTCGAGCATTACGAGTGCGTGCTCGACGCGGCTCAGCACGCGAAGCACAAGGCGAAGCCCGGCGCGCTCGCGCCGTCGCAGCGCGCGGCGAAGGAGTAGGTCATGGCGAACCAGGTCTTCAACATCGCGCTCGGTCGCGTCGCGGAGCTCTACAACCGCGTCGACACCAACGACCCGACGAACTCGGCGCTCGTGATCCTGATCCTCGCCACCTCGGGGATCGAGTCGGACGCGACGCTCAAGGACAAGGACACGGTCGCCGACCTCGTGTCGGGCACGACGAACGAGGTCACCAACTCGGGCTATGCGCGCAAGGTCCTCACCGACTCGGACATCGTGGCCTTTGCGCCGGACGACGCGAACGACCGGGTCGACCTCGACATCCCCGACCAGACCTGGACGGGCGTGGCGGCGGGCGACGGGTGGAACGACCTGGTGGTGGCGTACGACAACGACACCACCGGCGGGACCGACACGAACATCGTGCCGCTGACGATGCACGACTTCGTCGTCACGCCGGACGGGTCGGACATCACCGCGCAGATCGCGGCGGCCGGGTTCTACCGGGCGAGCTGATGCCCGGCGGGCTCATGGACGACCGCGACATGCGCTGGGGGTTCGCGATCGACCGGGCGTACCGCGTGCGGTCGAGCGTCGTGCGGCGGTGCGCGTGCGGGGCGGCGATCGGAATGGGATGGAACGCGCGCGAGGAGTGCTATGCGTGCAAGGGACGGCGCGAGCGGGCGAAGCGGAGCGGGGCGCGTGGCTGAGATCGCGATCGCGGTGCATCACCCGGCGGACACGTTCGTCGGGCGCCAGATCACCGCGCTCGTGCGGGTGGACGCGGCGACGGTCGTGCTCGAGCTCGGCGACGGGTCGCAGTTGCAGTTCCGCGCGAAGGATGGCGCGCTCGAGGTCGGGGCGCATCTGGAGGCGAAGCATTGAGCGAGGGCGTGCTCGAGCGGCTGGTCGCCGCGGCCGAGCGCATCGCAACGGGAGTTGAGAGCATGGCACAGAGCCTGCAGGTCATCGCGATTCGAGTCGGCGCCCGGCCGAACCAGGCGCCGCAGTGGCTCGGCACCGAAATCACGTTCGAGGAAGGCACGCCGGCGACGGTGCTGCTGTCGTCGCTCGTGCGCGATCCCGACCCGGACTATCCGGGCGCGATGCCGCTCGAGATCGACGTGCAGCAGGTGCTCGCCGCGCTGCCGGCGGCGGGGATCACGGTTGTCGACCTCGGGCGCGACGTCGAGGTGCGCTATGACGGGCGGGCGCTCGGCGCGACGCCCGAGGCGCCGTACACGATCCCGGGGGCGTTCATCGGGGTGGCGGACGACGGCGTGCCGCCGAAGATCGAGCCGAACGGCACCGTGGCCGGGGGGAAGTGATGGCGCTCACCGCACCGCAGCTCGCGACGCTCAAGGCGGCGATCGACGCCGATCCGGTGCTCGCCGCGAAACCGCTCAATTCCGACGGGTACTTCGACATCGCGGCGAGTTTGAACGGGCAGATCGCGAGCCCGGATTTTTGGGTGTGGCGCTCGAGTATCACGCAGGACGAAATCATGCAAAACGGTTTCGACTGGGTGCGCGTCGACAAC